AAATCAGCAGCAGTCTTTTTATAGAATTTACGTTTCTTTCTATTTCGATTGCCAGCTTTCATTATACGAGAAGCACCTTCATCAAGATCTTCATCTGATTCAGACATTTCTTCTTCAATTTCTTCTTCAATTTCTTCTAACTCTTCTAAGATGTTAGCGTAGAATTCTGAACCAATTTCTTTAATCATTGAATTAACATCATCAATATCAAATTCAGTATCGTCATCTTCTTCAATATCCAAGAACTCGCTGCTTAGATATTCACCAAAATCATTTATTTCATCTTCATCCAGTTCAGCAATTATAGTATTGATTTGTTTAAGTAAATCTTCATCTTCATTTAAAAATTCTTTAAATGCACCCATTTTAGTTCCCTTTATTTTGTTTGTACTGTTCTCGTCTTTCCTTTTCTCTATTTCGTACAGTTTTAATTTGTTTTTTAGCAATTTTTGTAATCTTCGAACCCATCTTTGAGATCTTAACTTCGATGCGTTCTTTTTCTTTTGGGGATAAATCGGTACGGCCTTTCATAAGTTTGCTTTTCACAATCTTAACCGCGGACATGCGAGCTTTCTTTAAAATGTCATCTTTACTAGGACTCGTCATAAGCTTTCTTTCTTTAGCTTTAGAGAGCTTTTTAGACAATCTTTTCATTGTGTTCGATCGTTTCTTTCTAGCTAGAATAGAAAGTTTTTCTTCTAAAGATTCTTCATCATTTAATATATCTTCAGCAATATCAGTCATTTCATCATCTGAAAGTTCGTCAATTGCTTCAATTATTAAAGATTCCTCTAAGAATGTAGCAAAATCCATTTTATCCACCATTTTTAGATTTATTTATACTAATTCAAAGGTGAATTATTCAATACCTAATTCAGCATATAATGAATCTATATCATTACTAAATGGGTCTTTTTTGTCTTTATCTACAGCATTGATGATTTGAACATCGTTATTAACAATTTCTTTTATCTCAGTTTTAGCAAATTTTTCAGCATTTTCTTGTTTTTCAGCAGTAACTATACCAAAATCTTCGTTGATATTAGGACCATTATTTAATCCAAGAGTATCACTAACGTCCATATCGGTCATTGGATTTTGAACTAACATATCGTTAAAACGCATTTTCTCATAGTCAATATTCATCATCCAAGTATCTGTTCTGCCAGCAAATCTATTTTTAGTAATTTTACAGACAATTTCTTTACGTTCTTTCATCTCTTCATTTTGAAGTAAGAATAACATAAAGTCGGCGGTCATAACGGTACCCATTGAATCAGATACATTTGAATTATCAGCATCATCTATATTATTAGTAGCTGAACGATTTAACTGCGAAGCAGAGATTATAGGCTTTTGTAATTTCTTGGCAACTGATCTAACTTCTTCAGCAATTGATTTAACGTAACTATATAAACCAGCGCTTGGAGAGATTAAATCAGATTTCATAATACCAATATAATCTACATAGATAATATCGAATTCAATGTTCTTTTCTATTCTATAACTTTCAACCAACTGCTCAAGCATTAATGCAGAAAATGCACCACTTGGGTAATCTTTGATAAACAACTTACCACAATTACCAGATGTTTTTAATTTTTGATATGCTCTTAGAATTTCTTCTTTGGATATAAACTCACGATCAAGTGCGTTTAATTCACCTTCAGTTTTAGCAAGGTCAGTTAATGAATTAATAGGTAAGTCCAATGCATTTGCATGAACACGTTTCATTAATTCTTTATCAGCCATTTCTAAAGAAATTAGTAATACATTTTTATTATCTTTAATATTGCCAGAGATTAAATCAGTCATTAGTAATGATTTACCAATACCTGATGCGGCGAGAATAACGGAAAGAGTCGCCGGCAAAAAGCCGGGACCAAGCCGTTTATTTAATTCCTTATGTTGCGACCGAATACCCAGTAAACGTTCTGAATAATACTCAATCATTTCATCTATATCATCAAAATCCAATCCTAAATCAGAATCAATAGATACTTTAGCTCGATCATCCATTATTTTTTGAGCTTGAAGTTTAAGATTGTCATCCTTGTTCATCAATCCGTCACTTCCAATTTGAAGTGCTGCCATATACATAGAATCTTTGATCCAATTAACTGTCTCATTGCACATAAATTCTAAGTTTGCAACTTCTTCAGTTTTATTTATAACTTGAAGTGAATCAATAATTTCTTTACGGATTTCAGCATTAGGGACATCCTTAACTTGAGCAACAAGCTCTGTTAATGATGGTATGCTTCTATAGTCGTCATAATATTTTTGAACTAATTTAAATAATTCTTGGTTACCAATATTACTAAAGTACTTATTACTTAAAATTGGCATGACTTTACCAAAAAACTCACCACTATGAGTAAGTTTCTTCATGAGTATATTTTCAAAACTTGTTTCTAACAATATCTGATCCTTCTTTTCTTTTTATTATTTGTATATTATATAATAGATGTACTTAAATGATGCTATATAAAATATTCTGGATAGTAGTGTTTATTATTATCTGTTATGCACTCAATATTTTCTGTATCGAATACTTTAATATTTTCACCATCTTTTTTAAGCCATACATTATCTAATCTTATGATTTCACTAACCATATACATCGAAAATACTGTTGGATTCTCTTTAAATGTGTAAAAATCATTATTGTACATTGCGCCATAAATCATATTAAGAACTCTGCATAATCTAATTTATTTCTATCATCAACAACAATGCAATCATTCGCATTTGGTATACGATGTATAATACCATCATTATATAGCGTTATTGTTTTTTTCATATTGACAAAATCATATTCTGGAATAACATGTTGATTTTCATCATGCTTAAACAATGTACCTTTATAGTAAATTCCATAAATCATATTAAGAACTCTGCATAATCTAATTTATTTTCATCTGTTACTAATTTACATATTTCAATATTGGTGCTTAACTTTTTACCATTGCCATAGAATAATGTAACAACTGTATTTGTAATTGCATCTTCTTGAATGTTATGAACAGCTGCTCTATTAAAGTCAGCAGGAAAGAATTCATGATAATAAACTATTCCATACGCACCATTATACTTTTTCATATAAAGTTTTCAGGATTCGCTTTCTTTACTGGTGATATATTAATGACGTTATCACGATGTCTATACAATTTTCTTTTTGAATCATGAGCAAGTAATTTTACTTGGTTGCCCTTATCTGCTTCAATAACAGTTCCTAAATAAAGACTATCATCACTTTGTGCACCTTTAGCATAAAGAATTTCGTCATCAACTTCTATAAGTGTTCCTAATTTATCGTACATTTTATTTTCCTATATATAAAATTCGGGGTTATTTAATTTTGCGTGTTGTATTTGCTCATCAATTTTTAAACATTCTGATTTATGACGATTTTTAAGAGAGCCATTGTAATCTACAGTAAATCCTTGAGGTGTAATTTTTTTCACTTGCCCAAATGATATAACGCGTGTGCCAGGTGGAGTAAACACAATAAAATCACCAACCTCAACCATCTGATGTAAAATATCTCTATGATAAGTTAGTTTTGCTTTTTTCATATAAATTTCTCCGGTGCAATATCATGTATAATCTCTTTAAGTTGATCAGAATCACATCCAAATTCATTTAGTAGATACGTATCAAAATACTTTTTAAAATTCTGTGCATTGTTTAAATATACATCTAATTCCCAATGAAAATCTTTATCTTCAAGTACATTGGTTGTCATACCATTTACAGTCATACTAATCATATGAATGCCTCTGGATATTTTTCTTTTAGAGTTTCAATAATTACTTCTTTTGGTAAGTTTCCAAGTTCATCTCTGATAAACTTATCAACCATTGATGTGGCACCCATAGAGAAAACTTGTCCATTTTCATCTGACATTGGTTGTACTGCGGTTAATTGATTAGCCAATAAATCAGGTACCATTTTTCTAACCATATCCATTAATATAGGACTATACTTATCTTCTTTTTCTTCTTTCATATAAATTCTTCCGGATATTTCTCTTTAAGTGCTTCCTTTATTTGATTTAAATTTAAATTACCAAAATGTTTTTTAAGAAATTCTTCTTTGGTATATTTGGGTTTATCAAAATTAGATGAGTTGCGGGTATTTCCATTTTCTCTTATATATTTAGCAAACAAATCTGCAACTCTTTCACTATTATTCATAGGTTATCCCAATGTCTGATAACGCCCGCAACAATAAATGCATTTGTTATTAAATAAACTAATAGAATTATTGTTCTAATTAAAGCAACTTTATCGGATGTTTTATCACAATCTTTAGCAGCTTTTTCACCAAGTGCTTTTGCCCAAATTGTCCAACATTTTTTAATACATTTCATTGATTGTTTTCATTAGTTACATACTGTTTGAATTGCTTGTGATAGCTTTTGAGCTTCCTTTAATGTGTTATCCCAAGAAGGTGCACCAGCATATTTGTAAGTGAATGCATGTGAATGACCAATATCAGGATTACCAGCAACAACTTTGCGCAATTCTCTTAATTGCTCTAGTGTAACAGGTGCCTTCTGATTGATGCGAACTCTCACAATACCGTAATCATTAATACAGATAAAAAACATTTTACCTGAGCGATGCTCGTTAATTAGAATATGATTGTACCAAGCATTACCGAATAGGAATGTAATATCTCCAGCACGTTGAATTAATTTCTTTTCTTCGTACTCAGCAATTTCTTTATCTTTTTGTATATAAAGTGCTGAAATAACAGAATTAAAATCTGCAGGTAAATCATAATTTGATTTAACAATTTCATTCATCAACCATTCAATATCACCGTGTGCATTCCAAAAATAATCATTTACGCTTTGCGCAACATCGAATGCAGGATGTTGATCTTGCCAAATATCATAAATATCAATGATTTTTGATAATTTATCAAGATTAGAACTTTGACCAGTATTACCAAGATATTCATTACAAATTAATGTTGCACATTTTGATTTATCCCACATAACTCTCATATTTGGAAATTCATCCCAAAAGTTTTCTGGATACATATGATGATCGATATGAGTAATTTTAGCAATATCATATAGATGTTTTAAATGTTCTTTATTATCTGAAAATGAAACATCTGGAATTAAAATGTGTTCAACATTATGAACGGCACAATATGATTCAATTTCTTTTACAATTTGTGGAATATTAGAATAGTTTGTATACCAATATTTCTTTTTAATATTGGGTAAAGCAAATTCAATATTTAACATAGAACCTAGTGCATCCAAATCATTATGCGTAAACACAATAACTTCTTTATTTGAGTTCTTAATATCTTCTATATAATCTGGACCACCGTCTATCATTATCTTTTCCTGTAATTTTTATATGTATTATAATATGTTACT